TCCTCGACCTGCTTCTTGATCAGCGCATCGACCTCGGAGATCTGCTTGTTCGCGGCGTCGCGCTCCGCGAGCCGCGCCTTCTCCATGTCCTTGTTCGCCTGCTCCATCGTCTTGGACCAGGCTTCCTCTTTCTCGAGCTGGATGATGCGTTCGATCTGGGCGGTGACCTGGGCCTTCTCGGCGTCCGTGGCCTTCACCGTGCCGTCGGAGAGTTTCTGCGTCCACTCGACGGCAAGCTTTTGGCCGGCGGTAAGCTTTTCCTGCTGCGTCGCCTCGAGCTCGCCCTCGGCGAGCTTCTCGCGGATCTTCTTGGCGAACCCCTCGAACGCCTGCGCAGTCTTGTCGATCTCGGGCTTGGCGGCCTTCGACGCGAGCTCGATCCGACCGATAGCGCCGGCCGCGGACTTCGCCGCGGGCTCGAACTTGCCGAGCTCGCCGGTCCACGTCTTGCCCATCTTCTCCGTCGTGTCGACGACGATCTGGCCCGAGCTCTTGTACGTCGAGACCGTCTGGTCCCACGCCTGCTTGTACTCGCCCTGGATGAAGAGGACGACCGCCTTGAACAGCCCGCTGATCTGGTTGATCACCAGGCTCACCGCTCCACCGACGAGCTGCCCGATGTTCACGATCAGGTTGAACGCGCCGACGATCACCTTGGCGGCGACGTCGATCGCGCCGCTGTTTGCAGCCCACTCCAGCAGGCCGTCGGCGCTCGCCTTGATCGTCGGCATCAACTCCGCGGCGACCTTGTTCGCCAGCCCGGTCGTGATGCGGCCGACGTTGTCGAGCGCGTCTTGCGTCTGGTCCGCGCGCGAGACAAACTCGTCCGACAGCGCCAGCCCAAGCGCCTGAGCCTGCTCGGCCGCGGCCTGGAACCCCTCGGAACCCTCGGCGAGCGCCGGCAGCAGTTCCTTGTAGTTCTTGCCGAGGACTTCGTTCAGCGCAGCAGCGCGCGCCGTCGGGTCTTCGGTGTTCTTTACCGCGTCGGCGATCTTCAGGATCGCCTGCTCGGGGGACAGGTTCTTGATCTCGTCGAGACTGAACCCGAGCTGCTTGAACGACGCGATGGCATCGGCGTTACCGGAGCGCGCCTCGCCAAGCTTGATGTTCAGCTTTCCAACGGACCCCGCGAACCCCTCCGCGCTCGACCCGCTGTTCTCCAGGAACGCCTGGTACTGGCTGATCGTGCTCGCCGCGATTCCTGTCTGCTTGCTCAGGTCGGACAGCTTGTCCCCGGCCTCGATCGAACGCTCGGCGAGCCCCTTGATCGCTTCGTACGCCCCGATCGCCGCGCCGGCGATGCCAGCGAACGCCAGGCCGGCCGGGCCGATCTTGCCGATGACGCCTTCGATCGTTCCACCGAGCGGGCCAAACTTCTCCGTCAGCGTCCCGACCTGGCCCTCGATCTTGCCGAGTACGCCGGACGCCGCATCCTCGGCGACGATCTTGACGCGGGTCTCGTCGGCCACGTCAGTTCCCCCGGCTCACCGCGACGATCGCGGACTGCAGCTCGACGAAGTTCTCAGCGACGTCGAGTCGCTTCTCGGGCGGAACGCGCATCACGTCGAGCCAGAACCCGAGCGCCTCGTGCCGGTAGCCCTGCATCTGCCCGTCGGGCCGGTACAGGATCTGCGAGTCGAGCTTCTGGACGAGCTGCAGCGGCAGCCAGTGCTCGGGCCACACGTCGAGGTGGCGCTCTTCGATCTCGATGCGCAGGCCGGCCGCGGCCGCATTGCGCTTGATCGCCGCGACGTCGCGCCCGCCCTTCACGAACTGTCGCGCGATCGACATCAGTTTCCCCGTTTGGCGTCCCTGAAGGCGGCGAGGTACGACGTTGCGAACGTGTCCGCGGCGAGCGGGTAGTTCTGCAGCAGGCGCGCGAGCGAGTCGCGCGAGAATTCCTCGTCCGCCTCGCGCCAGCTCACGAGCATGTCGGCGCAGACGTCGAGCGGCGCGCGATCGCGCATGGCCGCCGCGAACGCCTGCAGGTCGTCGACGGTCCGGTGCCGGAATTCGACCTCGAGCGGCTGGGGCTCGCCGCCGGTGACCGGAATCTGGACCTTCGACCAGAACGTGGGATCGGGTTGGAGCTTGAACACGCGGCCCCCGTCAGAGCGCGACGATGCGCGCGTCGTCGTTGCCGGATGCCGGCGGTGAGACGAACGGCACGTCCTGGGTCCACACGCCCTGCACGTTGGCGGGCTTCATCCCGGTCAGCCGCGCCTGCGGGAGGAACGCGAGGACCTTGTACCCGGCAGTCGTGCCGTGCAGGATGCCGATCGACTGCGCCGTCGCCGCGGTCACGTAGCCGTGCAGCGTCACCTCCTGAGCGGCGCTCAGGTCCATCGTCTTGATGGTCCCGGACACCGAGCGGTCCGTGAGCGCGACGTCCTTGGCGCCGACGAGCTCGAGCTTGGCAAGGTTGTTGCCCATCGCGAAGTCGAGGCCACCGGTCACATAGGTCGTGCCGCCGCTGATCGCCCCCGCCGAGTACGTGCCGCCGAGCACCAGGTCGGAGGTGTTCGCGTCGTTGACCAGGACCGGGTCTTTCCAGCTCGTGAAGGTCGGCGTCGCGTTCGACGTCGCAGTCGGCGCGAGGTACGCGGCGACGAAGGTGAACTTCGCCGTCGGCACCTGGCCGACCGGGAACGAGAATTCGACGTTGCCGACCGCACCGAGGAACTTGTGCAGCAGGCCGTCGGCGTACATGTACATCGAGACGGACTCGAGTGACGTGCTCACCGGCGTGTAGTCGACGCGGGTCGACGCCGTGATCGTTTCGGCGAACGCGCACGCGCGAAGCAGTGGGCCCCACGCGGGCGCGGTGCCGGCCGCTCCGCTCGACTGCAGCTCGACCGTGAACGCGAGCGCCATGAAGGTCGAACCCACCAGCATCGCCGGCGCGCCGAAGTAGCCAGTCTGGATCGCGCGCTGGACGATCTGCGCGTCGATCGGCGTCAGCGACACCTCGCCCGTCGGGAGGATCGCGTTCGCGGCTCCCGTCGGGGTCGAGTCGGTGCCCTTCGTCGTCTCGATCTTGGCGGTGATGACGACGTTCCTGAACTTGCGTGCGAAGGCCATGGCCTACTCCTGGGGCGACAGCGGGTTGCCGTCCTCGTCGATGGGGATGAGGGCGCCCGTGTCCGGGTCCCGCAAGTAGCGGCCGCCTTTCTCCGGGGCCTTGTCGGGGTCGTTGTCCATGCTCAGCTCTCCAGGCTCGATTCCGTCGTGCGGTACTGGGCGCGGAAGATCTTCGTGACCGCCACGAGCTGGCGCTCGCCGGTCTCACGCTCGCGCCGGGTCGCGCCCTCGTCGAGTTCGAACACCAGACCCCCGAGGGTCGGATCCGCGGCCAGTCGATCGAATGCTTCGACGATGGCAGGGTCGGCCGCCGAATAGGCCCCCTGCGCGACCACGATCACACGCACCTCGGTCGTTCGTTCCTTGTGGCCGATCACCACCCGAACCGGCGGATCTTCGTCTCCGGTCTCGACCGCCACCGCCGGCAGCAAGTCGGACTGGAGCGCGCCATGCAGGTCACGGAACACGCGCGCGGCGGGAACTGACGCCATCGCCGGCGAGCTCAGCGCGGCGTGCACCGCTGCAGCGATCGATTCCGCCTTCGACGTCATGTCCGTTGCAGCCTCAGACGCGTGATTCCCGCTCCGTCGGGCTCGATTCCGATCACCGTGTACGCTGTGCTCGCAACGGTGACCGACGAGCCACGGGCAACCGCCGGCCAGTCCGCTGACTGGATCGTCAGAACCGGGCCCGCGCTGTCCGCGAATTCGAGCGCGCGGTCGTACTGCGCGTCGAAGATCACCGGGACCGTGTCGGCCCCGATGCTGACTTCGTGCGTGGCGAGCGCCTGCACCATCGCGCGCACCTCGTCGTCGGTCTGGACGAGCATCAGACCGCAGCCTTCCGGCCCCAGGCCGAGACCGCGACCGGGAACGTGGGCGTGGACGTGCCGCCGATCGTGCCGACGTATCGGATGTAGCGGCGCACCTGGCTGGCCTCGAGCTTGATGGCTTGCAGGTTCGTTGACGCCGTGACCTGCGTGAAGGTCGCGCCGGACACGTCCTGCCAGTCGGTTGAGCCGTCCGCTGAGTCCTGGATCTTGCCGTCCCACGTCGGGGTGGTGCCGCTGACGGTGCCGACCGACTGCGTCACGAGCATCGGTCCGTCGATGTTGAGGATGTCGACAGCGCTGCCGGTCAGCGTCGACGTATTCGACGCCGGTGCCGCGAGTTGAAAGCCGGTGGTCGAGATCGCCGCGGTGATGAAGTTGCGTCCCATGCTCATTCGTCGGACTCCTGTTTGCGGCGGCGCGCGCGCGGCGCGTCGTCGACGGGTTGTTCCGCGGCGGGCGCCTCGACCGCCGGCGCCTCGGGCGGCGCGATCCGCACCTTGTTGGCCGCAATCATCTCGGCCGCCAGCTGCGCGCCGAGCGCGATCCGCATTCCGACCTCCAGCCGTTCGCCGGACACGAGGAACGGACGCAGCACTTCGACCGTCACCGGGGCGCGCTGCACGACGCCGCCCGCGGTGACGAGTGCGCCCGCTGTCAGCGTGTCCAGCATCAGGTGATGCTCGTCGCTTGGCTGAACGCGGCCGGGATGCGCACGCCGACGTCGACGGCCAGCATCACGCGGATCGTCGAGATTCCAGCGGCGAACTTGGTCGAATCCGAGTTCGTCATCATGATCTCGAGCGATCCCCACGACGCGAGGATGACCTGCGACCAGTCGCCAAAGATCATCGACGCGGTGGCGATCTGATTCGTGGCGACCGCGCGATAGCCTTCCATCTCGCCGTCGAGCAGCTTGCCGGTCCACAGCGGCGTATCGGTGGACGAGAACCGCTGGCGCTGCTTGAGCAGGCCGGCCACTGCCGGCGTGGTCACGTACGCCATGCCGTCTGCCAGCGCGTTGGATGCCGCGACGTCGGTCGTGAATTCCACGATGCCCGCGTACGCGATCGACGTGCCGGTGACGGACCCGATACCGGACGTCGCCGAGACACCGGTCGGCTCGCCGGACGAACCGGAACCGTTCAGCGCCGCCTTGTCGATGCCGATCGCCGCGATGCGAAGGAGGTCGTTCTGCACCAACGCTTCGACCGACGGGGTCGACTGCAGCAGCATGTCGCGCGAGACGTCGACCAGGCCGCCGGCGTTCTTCGGCGACAGCGCCAGTTGGCCGATCGTCGGCTGCGACTCGGTGATCGCGGTCGATTCGGTCGACAGCCAGTAGAGCGTGCTCGCCGCGGTGAGTTTCGGCACCGTGATGTTGCCCACGAGACCGTCCATCGCGACCGCGCCCAGTTGCGAGACGACCATGCGATTGCGCAGCAGGTCGATCAGGCCGCCCGGCATGTTGGTCGTGCCGACGAGGTAGTTAGACCCGCTCGCGCCGGCCGACGTCATGTCGCGCGTCAGCACGTCGTACGGAATCGCGATCCCGCCGCGCGTGTGCTTGGCCTTGTCGACCGCTGCGCGATGCGCCTCCATCTCGAGACCCGCGTCGCGCTGGAACGACTGCTCCTGCGGGTGGCACAGCGCGCGCAGGAGTTTCGTCACGCTGTACCGGCGCGTCTCCTTGTCGGTCATTCCGATCGGGCCGCCGGCCTGCGACGAACCGCTCGCCATCGCCTTGAGCAGTTCGTCCGACATCCAGCGCAGCGAGTGCCCTTCCTGGATGGCCTTCGACGCGAGCTCGCGACCGCCGTGCTTGGCGTACTGCTCGCCCGCGGCGAGGATCTCGCGTACTTCGGCCAGGCGGCGCGTCGCGGTGTCGTCGACGGTGATGGTGGGCGCGGCGGGGGACGGCGTCGCGACGGGGGCGAGGGCCTCGGGCATGGCGGATTTCTCCTGTGAAGGATTGGGAGCGGCCGAGCGGCCGACGCCGACCGTCGAGTCGGCAGGGATCGATACAATGGACACCTCCAGGGGCGTCCACTTCGTGATGCGGTACGTGTCGACGCCGTCGGTGGACGACTCCAGCCGCAGGTCGTCGATCGTGTAGCCGACCGAAACCTTCGTGCGGATGCCGTCGATGACGTCCTGGAAGATCTCCTCGGCGTCGACGGAGCGCGAGAATCGCACCGTGGCACGGCAGATCTTGTCGGGGCCGACCCAGGCGCGATCGATCACGCCGATCATTTCCTCTGGGTCGTGGCAGTCGAGCAGCGGCGCCGCGTCGTTCAGTCGCGAGAGGTCGACCGCCGCGGAGCTGCAGTCGAGGATCTCGACGCCCCAGAACCGCTCGTACGGCGCCTCGCTCGCGAAAGCGAGGTCGACCGTTCGCGCGTCGATGTTGATCGCCTCGCGCTTGAACGTGGCGGCGCGAAGTTGCTTACCAGAGGTGTCCGGCTTCATAGCGTGAGACGCTACCGGCGCCGGCGTGCCGTTGCGTGTCAACGGCGTGTCAGTGCACGCCCCCGCGCATGGCTACGCTGGAGAAGCGGCCACGGCAGTCGCCGTCCCGGCGGTCGAAGACAGCCCGAGCGAGTCGAGCTTCGCCTTCTCGGCCGCGAGCTGCGCGACGACGTCGTCGAAGTCCTGACCCTGTTCTGCGCACAGTTGGCGGCGCGTCTTCACGCCCAGCGCCACCGCGCGCTCGCCCGCCTCGATGTCCTTGACCGGGTCGACCCACTGCCAGCGACGGCCCTGCCACGCCACCCCGCGCAGGTAGCGCTCGCGCGAGCCCGGTGTGAGCGGATCAAGCGCGCCGGTGAGCAGCGCGGCGTCGAGCCACGCCTCGAACACCGGGTCGAGGAACGCCTCGGCGAACCACGACTGCAGGATCATCCAGCCCTCTCGCTCCTCGAGCGTTCCAGAGCGGATCGACGAGAAGTTGACGTCGGTGAGGTCGCCCGAAAGGACGTGGTACGACGCCCCCAGTCCCGCCGCCACGCCGCGCAATGCGGCTTTCACGAAGCTGTCGAAGTTCTGGCTCGGATAGTCCGGGTTGAACGGCTGGAACTGGTAGCCCTGCGGAAGCGTCTGGAACACCCCCGGCTCGACCTCGTCGATCAGCGCGCCAGTGGCGTCGTCCTTCGCGTTCGCGAGCGGCGTTCCGTCGTTGTCGGGACTGGTGAAGAAGCCCATCTTGCTCGCGCCGACGTGCGCCGCCACGACCGCGGAATCCTCGAAATTCCCCAGGTCACGCAGGCGCTTGGCCGCCGCGTGGAACCACGGCACGCCGCGGCGCTGCTCGGCGCGCTCGGCCGTGAAGAGGTGGATGATGTCGGCGGCCGGCACGACCTCGATGCGGTCCCCCGACGGCGACGCGAGCATGTCGCCGGGGTGCCGGGTGTGCAGGTGGTACGCCACGGGGCGTCCGTCGGAGTCGATCTCCACGCCCATCACGATCCTGTTCTGGCCCGCCTGGCCGTTCAGCCGCTCGTCCAGACGGTCCGCCTCGATCACCTGCAGCGCGATCCCGTACGCCAGACCCTTGCGGCGCACAATGCGCACGAGCGCCTCGCCATCGCGCGCCGCCGCGCGCACCGACACGCCGCAAATGCGCCGGAACGACAACCGACCCGCCACGTCGCAGTTGCGCGCCTTCGACCAGGCCGCGAACTCGCGCTCGATGATCAGATTGGCGAGATCGTCCGTTCCCGTGGCGTTCACGGACGACGGCACGCGCATCTGCAGCGAAAACCCCTGCGGCCCCACGATGTGCGCGTCGCACATCCCGAGGAAGCGCTTCGCGTACGGGTTGTTGTCCGCCAGATCGCGCGACCTCGCCCGCAGCGGCGCGAGCGCGGCGCGCAGGTCCGAGTCGGCCGACGCGGTCGACGTCGACCAGAGTGCCGTCAGGCGCGAGGCTTTCGCCGCCTCGAACGCTCGCGCGTTGAAGCGCCGGCCGGGCACCCGGTCGCGCGCGGCGATCCACTGCGCGAGCACGCGCGACCCTGCGATCGACGTCGCCGGCGCCGCCCACGACCCGTCCGCGCGCTGGTACAGATTCACGATCCCGCGTTCGCGCAGGTACGCGCGCGCATCCGCGCGCCGGGCTTCGATTGCGGTCGTCGTCATTCGATCACCTGCGGACGTAGATCCGGTTGCGCGGCGCGAGGCCCGCCGAGATGCGCGCGGCGTTCTCCTCGGACTTCACCTCGAGCATGTAGGCCTGGCGCAGTTTCACGAGATCGGCGACCGGGAACCGCTCGAGCTCGCGGTCGCGGATGACGATGCGCTTCTGGTCCGACGTCGCGCGGTCCTCGAGCAGCGCCTCGATCGCGTCCAGCACGCGGCGCGCGTGCGACCGGCCGTCCAGCGACGTCGCCGACGCCGGGTTCGCCAGAATCGTGATCTCGCCGCTGCCGACGTTGATTCGGTCCGTGCCCGACGTCACGTAGGCGACCCACGAGTGCGCGCCCGCCGTCCAGGCGCCCGTCGTCGCGGACGTCGCGGCTACGACGTGATCGTCCCCGCTCGCGCTCGCCGTGATCGTGCGCGCGGTGCCCGCGGTGTGCGGGATCAGCTTGACCGTGAGCGTGTAAGTGCTCGCCGGGTAGTCATCGAGCGTGTAGGTCTCGGAGATCGAGTCTCCGAGGAACAGGGTCGATGGGAAGGTGATCGCGTTCACGTCACGCCTCGCTGATCGCGGACGGGGGAGCGTGGCGGGTCATCAGAGGGAACGCACTTTGTTGATGGAAAAATGACCTAGCTGCACCGTTGCAGAACCTCCAGAACTAGTCCCAAAGATAAATGTGATTCCGAAAGCAGTTGCGCCAACTGGGATAGTAGATTTCAATGTCCGCAACCAGAAGACTCCTGGACTGTCTTGGAGCGCGGCATTACTGTAGATCGAATCATTGAATGTCCGGATGTATCTCCCCGCGACTCCAGTCCAACTGATAAGGATGTCCGCAAACTTTAGACCGGACGATGCCGGAATATTGACCTCAAGCCATGCCTCTATTTCATCACCAGCGGAAAGCCCGTAGGTCGACAAAGACTGGTTGTTAGCCTGTGAATACAACCGCATCGAGTCGTCTCCGGACGCACTCGACAACTCAAGTTGATACCAGCTCCCGCCTACATTATCAGTGCGGGCAACTTTTGACCCAACTGCGGTAATTCCTGAGCCGGTATATCGGTTTAGGTTGAAAGCCGTCGGGACGGTCCCGCTTGCTCCGGTGCCGGCGGTTCCTCCTGTTCCCTCGAACGACGTATACCCAGCAGTCGTGAACAGCGCGCCATATGGATTGTAGGTTGAGTCGTACAAGTCTCCGTGACTCATACGCCTCGGGGTTGATGCTGCCATCGACAGTAACCACGTCGCTATGACCTTACCCATTGCCCACGCGCCGATGTTCGCTGGATGCACTCCGTCCGACGAATATCCACTCGCCCAGTCTCCAGATGAAGGATCAGAAACGGCGGTCGACACATCCAGACACACGACCCCGGCCGTCGCGGCTGCAAAGTCTACAATCCACCGATTGACCTGCGCTCGAACCTTCTTTTGCGTGGCGGTAGCAGAATTTCTGGGTGGGATCGTACATAACCCGATCCGCTTTACGCCGACCGCAAGGCGCTTCAAAACGACCTGTTCAATATTCGCAATGATTGTTGCCGGTGCGATGCCGCTTGCCACATCATTTGTTCCGATGCAGATAACGTCCACGTCTGATGAAATCTGATCTGTCTGCCACGCTGCGGCAACAAGAGATGCAGACGAAAACCCAGGGACACCACCAATCGCTATCCCAAACGGGTAAACGCTGGTGCGCGCGACGCGCCACGATGGCCCGGCAATCATCAGTGCGCAAACCGCGTAACTACGAGACGCCAACAGCGCCTGCATCTGGTTTCCGTCAGTCGGAACGGTGACGGTAGTTGTTCCAGACGCATATTGCGTCGTTACTGAGCCGTCCCACGCTACTGTGATTCCGTGGTTAGCCGTAGAGCTAGGCAGATAGTAGATGCCGGACCGAGAAACATCGACAGCGACTCCGGCAGATTCACCAAACGCCGCCCAGGTAGCGGTCTTCGCCGTCGCGTCATAAACCCACGACCCTGCACCTGATGGTGTTTCCGGATCGGCCCACATCACCGACCAATTCGTGGACGTGAACCCGTTTACCGTCGTGCATCCGTACCCATTTCGCATGACTTGACCACCTGACTGAGTGATCGAGTCCCCGAAAAATGCAACGGTACGCGGATTCGTATTTGGGAAAGCCCCCGTCATTCCAGTGCGCAGCGGGATAGTGGAGACCGTCATCTCACGCCCCCATCACGACCGACAACGCCGCGCCCGTGCCGCTGATCGCGGTGCAGTTCGCCCGCACGACCGCCCACGGTGCCGAGGCCGCGAAACCATCCGTTGCGGTCGTCGTCCCGGAGAGCGTGATCGTCCCGAGCGTCACGAAGTTGTCGCCGTCGTTGGACACCTCGATCGCGACCGTCGCGCTCACGGCCCCGGTTCCCGAAACGGTCGCTTGGAAGGTGGCCGCGGTCTTCGCGAGCGGGCGCGATGTGCCCGCGCCGGTCGACGTCACCGCCGAAAGGAGCAGGAAATCCGAGCGTGCGGTGATGGACATGGGCGGCGTGCTCCGTCAGAAGTCGGAAGTCTTCCCGCGCAAGCCTGCCGCCTGCCGTGTGCCACGTCA